TGCCCAGTAGGTGGCAAGCCACTGGCGCTGCGCGGAGAAATACCGCCACGCTTCCAAGAGTGCTGCACGGGCGCTTGAATAATTGGTTTTGGAGAAATCCTTCATCAACAATTCAAAAGGGATATTGAGACCAGCACCGATATGACGCAGGACATTTTCCACGAACTGGCCGTAACCGCTATTGGGGCGGCTTGGCGTAAATGGCGCGACTTTATCGCCGGGGAATATTGGAATAATTGATCCACCCTGCAGGCGCACATCCCATTCATTACGGGCGGCAAGATAATCATCCACGCTACCGCCAAACATTTCACCGATACTTTCACCATCCAGCGGTGTTTCAATAAATGCCGCAATCATGGCATTCACCACCGCTGCCTGAAGCTCTGAGCGCTCGTAATGATCCAGCATTTTAAACATCGGCATGATGGAGGTGAGAAGCGGTTTCCCACGATGCTGGCCAGTGCGTTCCTTATCATGGATATGTAGAACACGGCGGCGACCAAAACGGGTCGCAAACGGAATACGCTCCCAATCGCTGACATCAACGCCAAACCCTAAATACGCATCGCCGGGGTGGCTCTTGCGGATATGATAAGCACGCGGTGCGCCATAAGCATTAATCTCAATCCCAGCGCGGAGATATTTACTATCCTGCTTACCGTTTGGATTGCACAAGCGATCCGCTTCCACCAGCTGGATGGTTGTTGAAAAACCAACCTTGCGATCCAGCCATAACGGCAAAGCCAGCGCTTCACCATTCACAATACTGGAACGAAACACTAAAGATGTGAGACCAGCAAAATTTAAGCTCTGCGCGGCATCACAATCGGTACTATCCGACCATGCACGCCACTGGGATTCCACACCGCGTGACCATTCATCCGCCCATTTCTTATCTTTGCCCAGCGCCCGATAATCAGGCGTTGCAGATAAGCGTAAACCGGTACCGACCACATTATCGGTGAGCGTTTGCATCGCACCAGCGGCAACACCATGGTTACGGCTTAAATCCCGAGAACGTGACACCAGCGTGGGTAATTCACCCAGCAAATCACTATCTGCAGACCCTAAAGGCGGTAACCAGCTGGAAAGCTCACGCGCACGGTGAGATGCCGCACGGTGCGCCGTATCACTGGCTTTTAGCGGGTTTCCTGCGCTGTCTAATAGTTGAACCATATATTTTACCCTTAAAATCTTGTGCGAATAATGCCGCGACGACTTGAACCGCTTTTCTTGGCGATATCGCGTTCCAATTCCGAAATGTAACGCTCCAGCGCCACAATATTGCTCTGGCTGTAGGTGGTTGAGCCGTATCCATGCAAGCTGACTGTCACTTCCTGCGTACCGGTCAATAAACGGTGGCGTGCTTCCTTAGCCTGTACCAACCAGCTTTGCAATTCCAGCAATGTGTCCGTCATACGTTGCTCCTTATAAATATGGATCGTCAGCCTTGATTGCCTTACGTTGCGGCACTCTTGGCTTTCGTTTCGGTTTTTGTATTGTTTGCCCAGTTTGTGCCTGTTGCCGTGTTGCTGGCACGGGCATTTCCAAGCCTTTGGTTGGAATAATGACCTCTTGTCCGAGACTTTTTTCCATTGAGCGCCATTTATAATCGGACATGCGATCCAGCCCATAAATGCTGGCCGCTGCCCGCGCATAAACACGGCAATCCAAGGCTTCGTTGTTACGGCTTGGGTCTTTCTCCCAAACCTGCTTCGGAAAGCCGCGCACCACACGGGTGATGCAACGCTCTGCCGTGAGCTGTTTAAAAAACTCCTCGCCATATTGCGGGAAGTGACAACTCCCGGGCGGATACGCCACACCATCTTCCAGATCTTTATCGGTTGGCCATTCCAGTTTTAACCAACGATAAAGCTCCATCTTTGCCACGGGGCCAGAGACGTTCCAAACGCGAAGACCTCGGCGTTTTCCACCTGTGTCTGCTTTTGAAACACTCAAGATAAGCGCTGTGTCGCGTTCCTGTCCCTTAATGGCCACCACGGTGCGTGGTTGGCTGGCACGTGCGCCAGAACCGCCCCAAACGGCCTGTGGATGCTGACGCACAAAGGCGTAAACATCCTGCGTGGCATAACCGGAATCCACCGCCATCACCCGAATGGGCATAGTGTGGCCAGATTCATGTAGCCAATCACGATCCAATACTTCGACCGCGAGGCGATCCCATGTATCTTGGCGGGCGGTGTCACCATCAATGATGATATAATCCACCGACCAGTTTTGTTTGTTACGGCCCCAAGCTACAACTTCACACTCGATACGGTCTTTTTGAACATCCACACCAGCGGTGATGAATAAGCCACCCATCGGTACAACGCCTTGGCTGTATTTCTCACGGCGTTCATAAATGCGCTGCCATTCCGGCGCTTCCGATGATTCCTCGTAAGGTTCACCCAGCACCGTATTGACAAAACCCTTCATTAAATCGGGATTGCGTTTGGCTTCTTCAAACAGCGTTGCCGCATCCGACCAGCTAAACCAACCCACGGGGCTGTAAAGTGATGACAAATGATAGCCAACCGTGCCGTCGACACTTTCAGCCGTTGCCCGCCATTCACCTTTAGAAAGTAGCGAAGTTTTCTCATGATTGTGCATGAGATGCCCGCAAGACTCACAAGCGTATTTTGCTTCTTCCGGCTCGCCCTCAGGCCAGCGCAGTTGCGTAAAGCGCAAATGATGGTAATGGCCACATTTCGTGCAAGGAACAAAAAAATAGCGCTGATCGCTTTTTTCAAACTCACGCTGCACACGAGATATCCCTTTCACTGTTGGCGTACTCACCATAAAAATCTTACGGCGCAGGCGGAATGTTGCGCTTCGGCGTTCTGCCAGCAGGATCGGATCACCTTCGCCGCCAACGTCCCCTGGATACGCATCAATCTCATCCATAAACAAATAGCGCGCAGGCATGGAGCGCAAACCTGCCGCCGAATTTGCACCGGTCATAATGAGTAAACCGCCTTCAAATTCTTTACTCAGGATCGTATTCCCGCTGTCACGTTCCCGCGCAGGCTTCACACGTTCGCGCAA